AAATGAATCATTGTATTTGGTCTTGCTTTTGTTTTTTCTCTTATTTGTTTCGCAATTTCTTCGGAGATATGTTTAGCACTTTCATAGTTTTCTTTTTTAACACCATAAGTATCAGGTGCATTATCAAAACCACCATTAAATGCTATTACAATATGTTTCTCCATTTCAGTGGCACCAACAGTACTTCCACCCTCTAATAAAAAAGTTTTAAATGTTTTCATGGTAATATTATTTTTCCTTCATCTATATTAGCTGTTTTACCGACTATTGGACCAATATTAAATGGAGACTTCTTAACGGATTTGAATTGAATCTCCATTGTAATTTGATAGCCTTGTCCACCGGCAAATGGAAAACCTCTACTCTTTTCATTTGCGGCCGCTTTTGTTACGCCTTTGGATTGTATTCTAACTCTTAACACAGCAGTATGTGAATTATCCCATAGCGGTATATTATTACTATTACTATTTAGTTTTGCGGGATCTTTAGTTCCTAACAAATAAAATCCATGTGTTGCAACATTAAGATAATATGTTTTCTTTAAATTGTAGTAATCGGAAATTGTTTTGGCTGGTAATGGAAAAAATATATCGGGACAATTTTTAAGATCATATGAATATCTTTGTTTTAAATCCATACCCGATTTTCTAACACGTTCTATCCACTTTTGATCTCTATCTTTTTGTATAAATGGTTCAACTTTCCACTTGTATTTTATATTATCTAATACTTTTGCCTTCATGGAAATATCATATAGAAACTGTTTTTCTATATGATCACCAACATCACCCATTTGATATTTCTTATTACCAAGATGATGTATCACTAATGAACCGGCGGATGCTAAGTCTTTTTTTAATTCACAACCATATTCTTTACCACCAACATATAAATCTAAGTCCGGTCTATTGGAAGATGCACCAGCAGGAGTATAATTGGGTTTAACCCAATTTAATTTCTTCAATGCTTTAGCGCAATTTTCCTCATATAAAAAGCCTTCTTGTGCCATATGTAAATATTCCAATTGTTTATCAGATTATTTATCATATCAAAACTTCAGCTCCGATACCGTATTAAATTTTTCTGTAGTGATACCAATATCACCATTTGACTGTACTAGATTTTGCGCGGTATCTTCAACATCAAATAATTTCATTTTATCTGCTTCAATACCAATGACAAATTTCTCATAGTTATTTTTATTACCGTATCTGGATTTCAACTGTTTAATCATTACCTGACCAAGATTATCAAGTTCTTCGGTTCTAATCAATGCAAACATAAAATCAACAGTAGCAGGTAGACCAAAAGATTCCGATGTATTAGTTAAATCAACATCAGTATCAGAATGACCTGATCTATTACTTTGTGTAGCAGACCAAATAGGAACATCCAGTTCGACTGCTAATCCTCGTAATTCTTCAGCAATAGCCTTGATATAAAAATAACTATTTGTTTGCGACATTTTAACACGACTTGATGCCATAATATTAATATAGTCAACGCAAATTACATCCGGCGTAAAGTTCTTTTTTAGTTTTAACTCTTGAACTAAATTTCTAAAATGTCCAACATGGGCGGATGATGTCGGAAATTCTTTAACGATTAATTGACCATGTGTTTTTGATTTTATATTATCAATTTTTCTTAGAAACTTTTCATTCTCCATCTTTTCAACTTGATTTACTGGTGTATTAAAAAGGTTAGCATCAATACGTTCCGCAATTCTTTCTTCAGCCATTTCTAGTGTGATATAAAGTACATTTTTACCTTGTAACAAATAATTAGCCGCAAAGTCAACCATCATTAATGATTTACCGGCATTTGTTGTGGCAAGTATGACATTTAATGTTTTATTTGGAATACCACCATTAGTAATCTTATTAAAAATATCCAAAGAAAATGGTAGTTTTTCTTCTTCCATACTATAGTATTCATAACGCTTTTGCGCCTCTTCAAAATAGTCATGACCAACGTGTTGGTCAAATGATACTGATAAAGCATCCTTGAGAATATCTTGTATAGCGTGTTTTGTGCGTTTGGTGTCGGAACCATCGATAATTGAAATAGATTCCATAATAGCATTATAAATTGCTTTTTCTTGACAGAAGTTTTCTGTAGTATCAACAAGCCAATTAAAATCGGGTTCATCATTTTGGTTCAATGATTTTAGATAACCCATAGCATCGGTGTGCATATCCTCAGTTAGGTTTTCTTCATTATCAATGAAGTGTTTTAATTCTGTTTTTGTAGGTAAGATATTATACTTTTCATAATGCTTTATGATAGCCTTGAAGATAAGTTTTTCGGACTTATCTTCAAAGTATCTTATGTTTAGAAAGGGAATAACTTTTCTTGCATATTCTTCAGATTTAATAAGGTTGGTTAAAATAATTTGTTCGTTCATAATTCCTCTTATACAAATAAGTATTTGTATATAATATCACAAAAAGAATAATGATGTCAATTAATATTTTCTACCACTATTCTGATATAGACCAATTACGGCGGGTATAATTAAACCCACTAATCCAGTAACAATTGATTCGGCTGTGCCTCTTGTTTGTAGATTCATATACCAATCCGTAATCCAATAAACAAAAATCCCAGAAACTATTAATAGTATTCTGGGAACAACTCTAAATGCATCAATAATTTCAGCCCAATCTAATGCTCTTTTTTTTCTAACATCGGATGATATTTTTATTCTTGTATCCTCTGTTGACATATTTTATTTACTCCTCTTTTATTTTTTCTCTTAAAGAATTCTCCATAATACCAATTAAAAAATTTCCAACTTTGTTTTCAAAGTTTTCATTAAGTTCGATATTATTCATATTATTCAAAATAACATAATTAAATTCTAAATTGGCTTCACCTGATTCATTCTCTTTAATATCAATATCCTGATATGTGAATGTCACGCCCTCAAATTCACCTGAATTAATAACGAAACAAAATAAATCATCGTCATCCATAGAATGGATTACATCAATCTGTGGATCAACAGATGTCAATACAGTCATTATTATTCTCCTTTATTTTTTTCAATAAAAATCTTATCACCAACGGAAGTGTATTCAACATCGCCAAATTTAGCAATACAAACACGCTCACCATCATGAATAAATTTAGCAACTTTAACCTTAGTATCCAGTGGATATTTTTTGTACATATTAACAGCCAATAGACTCAAATAATCATCATCAAACATATTTTCAATAGTCCAATTTATATTATCTGGTTTTTTCGATTCAAACTTAGGCTTTTTCTTGAATATTGGTTTAACCAATTTCTCACCCATAACATTTGGAACACCGCGATTTGTGACAGATGGATCCATATAAATTGTAGTACTCATAATGTTTTTCCTTAGTTATCTCGATCAGATGTATATTATATGAAATTAAAACCAATTAATCTAATCAAAGTTTTTTATATGCTCATAAAAAATATTTATCAAAAAAGGGACCGAAGTCCCTTTAAAATCAATAACTTACATAATTACATATGATGTCAGTTCCTTACCAGTTTTAGAGCATTTTTTATAATATTCTGAATACTCAAGCTGTCCACGCTCCATGAGTCGCGTAATCGCTCTCCTAGTGGTTCCTAGAGAGGATCCTGAGCGTTCCGCCAGTTCCGGCGCAGTTCGACCTGTTTTTGCTTTCTTTAGTATTTTAACGATTTTTTCAGTTGTAAACATAATATCACCTCTTTTCTTCAAAAATTTAATTTTTCAACGATCATATCAATATAAAAATCATACATAAATTCTACACTATCTCCTGATTCCAAATTTTTAACATTTTCATCAATAATATAACTATATGTTTTATATTTCTCTTTTATAGATTCAATATCATCGTAATATTCTATGACAGGATCATTTAAATACCTCTCATATATTATCATTTTATACATATTTTTACCATTTGTCAAGTTTATTTTTATTCATCACCCCAAACGCCCTTATCACCAACCAAAGGAACACGATTTATAACCCAAGTATATAATTCTGTCTTAATTTTAACACTTGTTTCTGGTGATTTTCCCGGCTTTTTATATGTAATATATGTGAAATCCTTAATTACAGGTTTTCTACCTTTATCGCTTCCATATTTTCCACCAGTAAATATCTTGCCTTTATCGTCGGTGTAAAGAACAGTGGCACTACGATCAGCAAGAATAACATATATACCACCATCCAAATTATTTGGAATGTTACCTTTACCTACAATATCCCACATTGTTTCATGCGCGCCAACATGAGTCTGTAATAAAATATCATCCGGAACTATTCTTGAACGCTCTTTATTTGCTTTTACGGCAACTGAATAATCAGAAAGAACCCAAATTAAATGTGTATTTACCGGCTTGTAGCCCATTGGAATTAAAACATCCATAATTTTATGGTATTTTTTGATATTTTTCATTGTTACATCAAAAACAATATTGGGTAATGTTTCAGGATTCTTCATCTGAGAAACCATAATATTCAAAGAATTATCATCAAATCCATACTTCTCAACCCAAGTATGTAATTTAAAAACATCATTAGGATTTCTTAAATCCAGTCCTTTAATTTCCGGATACTTGTTCTTTTCTTTTTCTATCTTCAGAAAAAGACGTTTCATTTCATCAACATCACGTATTTTAAAATCTGATGAGTTAAAGAAATTCTGCGAAAATCCTTTACCTGAGCCGGCACCACCGGCAAGAAAAACGATTTGTCCATACTTCTTACCATTATTAATCATAATTAACTTTTCGGCAAGTAGTTCCGCTTCGGTTAAATATTGTTTGAAATTAAGCATTTTTATAAATCCTCTAGATGTTTTACTTTTATTTATCTTCCAACATCTTTTATATATTTTTCTTTAACTTCCTCAAAAGTATTCATATATATTAGATCATCATAAAATAAGGTTTCATCTGAAACGCGGTCATTTTTAATTAAACTGTTAATACGCTTTGAAGCATATTTTGTTTTCCACAATTCAACCAAATATTCATTAGATGTGTCAAATGACTTAACTAATTGCGATTCATCAATTTCCTTTCTTAAAAATTCTCTAGTATTATTATACAATGGAGAAAAGTATATACCTCTAGCATGATCACAAGCAATCAAATCCTTATCTATTCCTAGTTTTTTATAGGTAAAATGGTAAGAGCGATTTCTATGATCTCGTTTGAATGGTTTACCATCCGATTTAGTAGCACCATACCATTCAAAATATTTATATGTATGATGTTTATGTAACCATTGACGTATCATATATTGTGTTTCTCTCTCGGTTTCAAATGCTACCGTACCTGAGGTATAACCCATTTTCTTCCAATGTTTTAGATTATCATATTGAGATAAACCACCATTCTTTGTTTTACCATAAAGACTAGTTGTTGTCACACCAACTAATACATCATCATAACGTTCCTTCCAATCTTTCTGTACTGTATCTTCAAGACATAACAATGCTAATAGTTTACCACCAACATAATTATAACCTAATGGTTGTGTTGGAACAATAGTAGAACCAATAGCAGTATAGTTAATACGTGCTTCCAGTGTTTTGATTTCTCTATTCCAACCAATCCAATTATCCCTAGGTGTTAAATCCATAAAATCGGATGAAATACAAATAACTCCAAGATATTTACCAGTAACTTCATCAATAACTAAATAATTTAGATTGCGACCAATATTACTATTGTTTTTCATAGTACTGGTAAAGTTTCTAATAGTATTCCATATTTCAGAACCCTTTAGTTTTAATTCATGATCAACAAAATCATCCGTAAGTATCAATTTGGGCTTCAAATTCATATAATCATTTGGATTATTTGGTGTCCAAATATTACTCTTGGACTTTTCAATTGCAAATGATTGCGTTGGATTATCCAAGCAATACTCACTACCAAATAAATTTGTCTTTAAAGATCCCGGATATTTACGTTTAAGTTCCTTATATTTTTGATACAAGGTATATTCACCGACGGACATTTTGGATACGTGTGATAGATCAGAAATCAATGCATCTTTAAGTTCTTCATCGGTTATATCTTCGATCTCTTCGGGTGGATTTTGTTTAATCCAAACTTCCCATTGATCTTTAACTCTAGAATCAACTTCAAACGTCATTATACATTTTCCTTATATCCAATTAAAGAATCCCAACGAAAACTACGCCAACCATTGTTTTCAATATCCCAAACAGATTTAACATCAGTCGATGTCTTTGCGGTTGAATTCTTATATTCATAAGATTCATCAATAACATCCGGAGAAAGAACACATTTCATTTCACGTTCTTCACCATCTTTCTTTTTAAACCAAATAGTTAATGCTTTTTTATTATCCAAAAGATATTCAATTTCTTCTCTAATAAAATTATTCACCATAGTTCTCCAGTCTTTTAATTTCCGCTTCAATATAAAATTTGATCTTTTTAGCATCCCGAATCATTTCAGAATGCTCCACTTGACCATAGCGATAAACTGCTCTAAAGATTTCAGCCATTTGACCATTCATATTCTTATATGAAATTAAATCTTGTAATTGATTTGCTTCATCGGGAAGCAAATAATAGTTTGCTGAGGATCCATCACTTTTTTCTTTCTTACTCATATATATTTTTCTCCACTATCAACATACATTAAACTAGACATTAGTATATACTTTTCTGTGCTTGTTGGCAAGCCAGTATGAGGATACATCCAATTGGCGGGAAAAACTAGCATTGTGCCAGCTTTTGGTGTTACACCAATATTAAGCATATCCATCACAGTCATACCATCATTATCATTGAGATATAAAATAGCAATTAAAAATCTTCGACCTGATATATTATCCACTGTATCAATATGTGTTCTAAACTGAGCATCACCATCATATCGTTTTATTCTAGGTTCTTCGAAATCATGATCTGGCATAAAGTCAATTAGATTAACACGTTCAAAATAATCAATACCATACATTTCAACCGTTTTCATAAACTTATTAGCATGATGATTAAAACCGGCTTTGAATAATTGTAACTGATTAAACTTATATATCTCATTCTCAAAGTAATCTGTTTTATCAAGATTATTATCATATAAGTCTATTAACTCCTGACATTCATCAGGAGTATAAACTTCATCATATACTATAACAAAATCCCTTAGGCTATTCATAACTTAAATTTTGATTCAACCAATTGTTTAAATTTATCTGATTCAACAATGTTAGACATAACTGATTCATCACCTTCAAGTTCTTTACGTCGATATTTCTTTTCATCACCTTCAAGTGTATAGAAACCTTTAGTTGGCGATTCAATAACACCAAGTTCAACCGCTAGGTCGAATATACCAGAAAAGAGATTAATACCTGTATCATATCTAACATTAAATGTGAATTTTGATTTTTCACGAACAAATCTTGATTTATCAATTGTTATTGTAAAATTCCAACCTTTTAATTCTGTTCCTTCTTTATCTTGTGCTTTTGTAATTACAAAAATTTGATTAGCAGAATATGTTACTGCTGTTCCACCGGGAATAACAGTTTTTGGAAACATACCTATTTCTTTATATACATGGTTAATAACAATCATTGGTATATTTTTCATTGTTAAAACAGGAGTAACAATTCTTAATAAAGACCGAATTGCTTTGGCGCGTGACATATCAGCAACAGACTTTTCATCAATAGCATCATCAACTTCTTTTTTAGATGCTAATGATCCTAATGAATCAACCATAATGAATACTTTATCACCATCTTCAATCTCAGATAATCTCTTTGTTAAATCAAATTTTAATTGTTCTACGTGTTCAATTGGTATATGAAGAACTCTATTTGTATCAATACCATTATCTTCAAGATATTTCGGTGTTATACCAAATTCAGAATCATATAAAAGACAAACACCATCTTCATATTTATTTAAATATGCTTTAATACAATTAAGACCTAAAAGAGTCTTAAATGATTTACTTTCGCCAGCAAAAACAGTTAAACCAGATACAACACCACCATCTAAATCACCACTAAATGCTAAATTAACAATCGGTATATCTGTTTTAGCAACATCCTTCATCTTGAAATAATTCGACTCAGATAAAATCTGAGCATCAACAATAGAACCTGCTTTTTTTAATTTACTCATTAAACTCATTATATATTAACTCCTTTCTTTTTAATCATACCTCTTACCCAACCATCACCAGGTTTTGTGTAAGATTTTTTATTTATTGTACCGTTATTCCACCACTTAAAATAAACTGTTTTTCTTTTCAATAGACCAACCGATTGGTTGTGTAATTGATTCAATTGGTTGTACGAATGATATTTTATATTGTAGCGCATAATCTATGTAGTTGTCAAGAGCAAATTCAACCGGAAGTACATCCGGATACGAAATACTATTGGAATGTAGAGGATTAGGATCATTTAAATAAATAAATTTGATCTTATCGCCATTTTTAATCTCACGGTAACTACCCAACAAATTATGCTTTTTAAGCATACGATTATACGAAATAGAACCCTTAACGTGAATAGGTGTTTTTGATTTAAAACCAAATTCAGAATCAATGTCCCATTTCTTAATATCGGAAACACCTCTGGGAAAAGATATTAGATCAATATTGGCATTATAAAACTTCTTCTTAAAATTTGCAATATATGATTGTAAATCTTTTTCTGTTTCTTGTAGTATTATTCTAATAGATTCTTTTAGAGCATCACGACATAATTCTGGCGTTGATGATTTGATAGCTTCAATACCCATAATTTTAAGTTTTGGTTTTTCATAACGAACACCTTCACTATCATATACATTAAGAGCATAATTTTTCTTTGCTCTCCAGAAACCACGATCTGCAATAACTTCTCGCTTCATAATCATTTGCTGTTCAAATGAATTCATATAAACAGAAAGTTCGTTATATGCCTTATCGATTTCCGGTTGTATCTTAGATTCAAAGAAGTCATCAATAACATCTACCATTTTAATCTTATCATATTCTTTACCATCAGTAACAATTTCAACAAATTTAGCCAATGTCATATAGAAAGAATCAGTATCACCGGCAACAATATAGTTAACGTCATCTGTTTTAAATATCTTATTCAAATATGAATTAATCTTACGCTGTATCCACTGAATAGATAACTGACCGGATATGGTAATAGATTCCGCCATATCAACGTTATACAAACGGAAGTAATTATTACCAATAGCACCATAACAAGAATTCAAAAGAGTTTTATAAGATAACTGCATTGCTTTATACTTGGCAATATCATTCTTATATTTTGGATCTTTTGTATCTTCATAGTTCTGTTCTGCTTCCAACATCTTACGTTTCATTTCAGAACGCTTGCCGTAGATTTCTTCCATCAACTGCGGTAGAAAACCTTGGCTATCTTTATGGTACATTACACCATTTGCCGCCAGTGAAATATCAAGTTCCTTAACTGCTTTTGTTATTTCATTCTCTTTACCATCGATAAAATCATCAACACAAACATTCAATTTATCGCGATCATCATGGTAATATTTCAACAAAGTTCTAGAATATTGGTTATCTAATGATTCCAAATATGATCTTGTTACTAATTTTTCAGGTGAAATATTATAATGCCTCATTAAACTTGGATATAGCGAATTCAAGTCAGCAGAAACAATCCAATCATGAATACCAACCTGTGGATCAAATACAACAGCTCCAGCATACTTCTCATCTTTTGATGATGATTTGTTTGGTGGTACAACAACATTGGATGATAATAGTTTATTATAAATCAATGTGTCCCACATTCTAACTTGAAAGAAATGATCTTCATGCCTAATCTTAGCTTGATATGTTAGTGATAACGCTAGAGCAATTAATTGTAGTTTATTATCAAGTCGCTTTACAAGTTCAACGTCCCTGACGTTATATTGGATTCCCATACAATATGCTTCTTCATCAGCCCTTTTCTCAACATATTTCAACAACTCATCCAATTCCGCATTGGATAAATTAGACAAATCAATTTTTTCAACTTCTTCAATTTTCATTTTTTACAAATCTCTAAAATTATAAATAAGTATAACACAGAAGATGGAGTATGTCAAGTGTTTATTGAAAATAAATATAAAAAATATTATTACAATATAATAAATAATTCATTGAATAGAAATGATGAATATGACAACCAATTACACGAAAAACACCATATATTACCTAAATCATTTGGTGGGTCAGATGGTGAAGATAATATAGCCATACTAACATTTAGAGAACACTATATATGTCATTTATTATTAACAAAATTCACCACCGGAAAATACAAAGCCAAAATGATATTTGCGCTACATACATTTTTTTATTTTGAGTATAATAGAAACCTGAAAACTAATAGTTATATTTACAAAAAGCATAAAGAATATTTCATGGAAGCGTGTAAAAATAGAATACCACATGTTAAAAAAGACATATATCATTTTAAAAATTATGAAACCGCAGATGAATTTGTTGGAACACAAAATGAATTCATGAATTATTCAAATTTATCCGCCCAACAAGTAACACATCTAGTGAAACGATGTATTGATATAAATCATCAATATAGACATATGAAGAAATGGGGAATATACATAGAATCTCATAAAATATTTTCCTACGAAAAACAATCTAAAGCATCAACAAAATGCATGTCTACCAAAAAAACATGCGAACACTGTGGTAAGATAATTACTATCGGAAATTATTCCAGATGGCATGGTGATAAATGTAAAAAAATAAATCCAGAACTTCATTATAAAAACACTAGGCAGGTCGCATCTATAAATAAAAAATTATGATCTATTTATTTTTTCTTTTTTTATCAACTCACGCATTCTACACCATCTAACAAACTCTTCCATTTCTTCGGGATTTTTATTCCAGTCTATTTTTACATCATCTGAATTTTCTAATAATTTATATGTTTGACTAACTTCGGAATAGTTCAACTTGCGTTCACCTAGTTCAACATGACCAATAAAATCTAATGAATAGCGTTCACGTAACTTGAATGTATAGAAACGATATAGTTTCAATAAGTCAGCAATAGCAGTACCTTGTATAATATAATCTTTAATGGTTTGTCCATTATCAAGTTTTTTATCACGAATACTAATAGATTTATTTTTAGTGAAACGATTTGAAGGAGACAAACGGCAAGCTTGTTCCCAACCAAGTCGATTATTAATACGATTGATTAGATATGGAATATCGAATCCCTCAATATTCCATCCTGTTATAACATCTGGCTTTTTCTTTTCCCAAAAAGAAAGAAAAGATAGTAAAAGATCATCCTCATCATCACAATAAAGGTGTTGTGTATTCTCAGGTAAATCACCAGAATAAACTTTAGAACCAAAAACATAATACTTATCTTTAATCTCAACAGTTATTGCGGTAACTTGAGCCGGTGCAATATCTGGCTCAGGAAAACCCTGATCACCATTATCAAAAGTCATTCTTGTTTCAATATCTATATTAGCAATAATAAGTTTAGATGTATCATAATCAATTTCTAGTGGATATGTTTTAGAAATAAATTGCGCCCACCAATTACGATTACCGTGTATTTCCATATTTGGAATATTACCATATTCATCAATGAATGATTTGGCATCACGAATTTTGGCAAAAGATACTTGTTTTAAATAGCGTTGACCATAGAATGATTTGTAACCAGTAACATCATTTGATGGAACATAAAGATCAATATCAACAAAATCAGTATATTCTTCTTTGCGTTTACCATCTTCATCAATATACCTATGATAGATATAATTACCTATTTGCGATACATTAGTATAAAATTTATTCATTTATTCTCCATAAAAAAACTGGGTATTGCACCCAGTTTACAAAAATTTTAACTGTTTGTCAAATTTTTTAAGAAATTATTTCTTTATCAGGTGGAGTGATAATACCACTACCAAACAAAGAATTCCAATGATTTACAATGTCCTGATTAGGATCAAAAGTATGTCTAATATCGGACATTTTAAACACAGCATCTTTTTCCTGTGTCAATTGCAAATACGGAATAAATCCCAATTTCTGTTCCGGCATATGTACAACGGAAAGTGGATTATTAACTGTAATAGTTTCACCATTTAGATCATAAGTTACATCACCAACAATCTGCTCACCATACCTCAAATATATAAGTTTAACATCACTCATCAGAATCATCTCCAAATAAAGTTTCATAAAAAGATTCAATATCACGCTGTTCATCAAAAAAGTCTTTTGCATTATTCTCATGGAATATTTTAAAAACTCTATTGATTACAGATAGTGGAATATCATATTGATCTTTAATTTCCTTCTTCGCTTCTTTTACGTATTCCTTAATTGCTTCACATTTAATCAATTGGTTTGATAAATCTTGGAATACAGCCGCGATTTTTTTCTGGTCATCATCACTAGAAGGTATAGCGAATGTGCTTGTATCAACAATCATAATATAAATCTCCTCATTTACTCATCTTTAATAAATTTACCGTTTACTTCTTTACCAGTACGTTTACTAATAATATCATAAGCGGCTTCAAGCTGTTCTACAATAGACTGATTTGGAAATGCTAAATGGTGTCCAATAATAAGTGTAACTAGCACATCGCCATATGCGTCTTTTATTTCCGGAATATCACGCCTTGCTAACCCATCAACAAGTTCAGCCATTTCTTCCATTGTTTTAGAAAACTGAATTAAAGGTGTACTCTTAGGTACGATACCTTTATTTTCACCCCATTCTATAACTAACTTCTCAAGTTCTTCAAAATTCATAATTTATTTAATACCTCTTCTTCACACCAATGTTATATTTCGTTTTTAAATTCCATTCACCTTTTTCACTATAAGGAATTATCTTCAACGAGATATTATTATATGATAAATCAACGTTGTCGTCAAGTTCAACTAACTTCCAATCAATTAAAAGATTGATAATTTTATTTCTTCTATCTATATCTTTATCCGTTAAAGTACTATTCTTACCATCCAAAGAAAACATTTCTTTAAAGTGTAAAATAGCATATTCTCCACGTTTATGTAAAATATGACAGGATTGATATAGTGATTTGTCTTTTTTTGATTCTACACCCATTCTACAGAGTGTTTCTTTAACTTTCAAAAAATCATCATCAGTGTTTAACTTTATTTTAACGCCCAAATCATTAAATATGTTCATAATTTTCTCCATAATTATAATTATTATGGAGTTATTTATAAATTTTATTTTTTACCGCCTTTAAACAATCTATTTCGTATTTCCTCTATTTGCTCATCATTTAACAAAGCCAACGCTTGTTCCGCTTTAGTATCTGAATAATTATAATACTCTTTAATAATATCAATATCCTTTAATTCATTCTTCTTATGCCATTTAGAGAATCTTGACTTCTTATTTAAAGCATGATAATAAAAACGATATTGTGCATATTTAGGTGTTTCACTATGCAAATTCATTTCATTAGCAAACATTATCGTATCAATAAAATATGACATACCTTTATTAATAATAAAAGGAGTATAATCCAGATTAATTTCTTCTTCAGAAATAAAGGTAGTTTTCTTATTTATTGAATTTAATATATCACTTAAATTTGCCATTTATCATACACTCAGTAAGAAAAGCCATCAAATTTATTTCACGATCTGCAACAAAAGCATTTCTATAGTCATATGTGTTATAGATTAATACAAGTTCTGGTATAAATGCATTCTCAAAAATATCCGAATTCAATACATCTTTCATAACTTTTAAATGATCGGTATCTTTATTTTCACCAACCCATTTACGCAATTTACCAAACTCTTTGTTTTTCAGTAGTTCTAATACAATACTTGACGAATCAACATCAAAATCATTTGGCATTTTTTCAAGACCAACCATTGAAAAACGCTGTAATTCATTTAATGTTTTCCTAAAATCCGGAAAATATTTTGTAATAATTTCAGCAACTACTTTTGGCTCATACTTGACACCTTCTTTTTCCAAGATACTATCGATACGCTTCATAAATTGCGAAGCAAGTTTAGGAAACTCTTTTTCTTTAATATTAAATTCAATAGTTGTACATCTTGAATGTAGAGGTTCAATAATGCGATTAGCAAAGTTAGCCGTAAGTATAAACCGACAATTATCACTAAACTCTTCCATAAAATTACGTAAAGCCGGTTGTGTACTCTGTTGGTTTAGGTAATCTGCTTCATCAAGAATAACAATTTTTAATCCACCCATTAAAGACATTGTACTAGCATATGAACGTATCGTTGTGCGTAGTGTATCAATATTACCATTCTCAGAAGCATTGATCACCAAAACGTCAGCATTTAGTTCATTTGCTAATGCTTTAGCGACCGTAGTTTTACCTACACCGGCAGATCCAGTTAATAAAAGATTAGGTATTTGTTTATTTTCAACAAATTTTTTAAAGGTATCTTTATAGCGTTTAGGTAAAATACAGTCATCTATCTTGGATGGTCTATATTTTTCAACGTAAAGAAATTCTTTATCGTTTGATTCAATCATCAATTAGTTCCTCAATACGATCCAATATTGAACATCATCATTTTCATTTTTAAAGTGTACGGATTTATCATTAACACCAACACTATATTCCTGTGGAATAACTTTCATAAGACCAACATCAAATGTTACTTCACACGTATCCATACTCTGATCAACTTCAATATTCATTTCATTTGAATTATTATTTTGACCATTAATTACAGATATATAAATCTTATCACCATCGGATTTAATTGTCAAATCACCCATATCAAAAGAAGCCATCTTCTGAATTAGTTTAAGATCATCCAGCACCAAATCAAAACGTTGAGTTGGAGAATCAAGTTTAAGATCATCCGGCGGTGAGAAAATTACAGTTGGTGAAGCATAATAATATTTCAGTTTACGTCTACCCGATGTAATCACCATATGATTTTCTTGAAAATCAATTTCAGCATCACCATCACCATTAAATGTTGATAACATAGATAGAAAGCCATTTAGATCATAGATGGCAAAGTCTCTCGGGAAACTCTGATCTAGATGTGCCTCAGCCAATACATCCTTGGTTAGTGCGACTGTTCTCTGTACATTGCCTTTCTTAATCATTAGTCCATTATTAATGGTACTGAAATTTTTCAGTACGGAAAGTGTTTTTTCAGTAAATTTCATAGTATTTCCTCATATTAAAAATATATTATAACAAAAAAATAATAGTTTTGTCAATATCACTTGATAACAGAAAAGTTACCATCTTTCTCTATTTCTATAATATTTTTAAACTTATTATACAGTTTATCCGGAGTATGTGATATTACAAAAATATTTGCAAACTCCATTTTCGGTATTAAATCAATAAAAGCATCAACACCTGTTTGATCTAATGATGAATCAAATATCTCATCCATAATCAATAAATTCGTTGACATAGAATTTTTCATCTTGGATATTTCTCTCCATGTCAATAATATAGCCATATCAATTCGAAGTTTTTCACCTTCAGAAAACGAACTATAACTAAAATGATCACGATTTCTAGACAAAATTGTTTCATTAAATGTTTCATCTAATTGGAATTTAACAAAAAAATCAAACTTTGTCAAGTACTGATTAATAAAATTATTAAAAATAGGTAAGTATTTTTGTACAATTACAGATTTAATACCAGTATCCTTTAACATTGTTCCTATTGATTGGTAATATCCAAGTAATACATTTATATTTGATTTTTTGTCCTTAAATTTCTCAAATTCATCATACATTAAAATAAGTTCATTTTTTTCATCATCAACGTTGACATTTACATTTTGTTTAAGGTCACCATATAACTTATCTATTAAATTATCATTGTATTTAATGGATGTTTGTATTTCAGCTAGTCTTTTATCAAAAGTAGAAATATCATGAACATAGTTCTCAAAAACTTTTATTTTATCTTCAACCTTTTTAAGTTCATTATTTAATTTTTCTGAATCATTTTCCAATTCGGTAAGAGTATTAGTATATCTATCAACCATTTCATTTTTAAAAACATGGTGTATATCCTGACTACACGTTGGACACACATCATTGTCATTAAAGAATTTAATATCCTTTTTTATGCGTTTAATTTTATTATTAAATTCATATTCAATTTTATCTAAATTCTTTTGCTTATTTTTTGTGGATTCATGATTAACAAGAAAACTTAATAGATTATTCTTACTTTGTAAAATATCATCATATTCTTTTTGATGTAGTTCATTTTTTTCTTTAAGTATATTAATATCGGAATTAATTTTATTAACTCTCTCATCATTATCAAGTGATACTCTATCAATATATTTTTTCTTTAAATTGATCTTATCGGTATATAATTCAATATGATTTTCAAGTTCATATTTTTCATTTTTAGACATTGTTAATCTATTTTTAAGTACCTCATTCATCTTAGAAAAAATTGTTAATCCAAGAAGTTCTTCAATGAGATTTCTTCTGTCTTGTGGTTTAAGTTTCATAAACGGAACATACGTTGCTTTACCCAATACAACAATTTGAGTAAAAGCAGTATAGTTCATTTTAAGAATATTTTTCTCTAAATAAAACTGGTAATCACTGACATGTGACTCCTGATCAATTAATTTACCATCTTCATATATTTCAAATATATTTGGTTTAATACCACGTATAACCTTATATTCATTTTTACCAACAGTAAAATTAATTTCAACTAAACATTCTTTACCATTAACACTATTAATTAACTGCGGTTTATTAATATTCCTATAGGGTTTACCATATAGAACAAATGAAATAGCATCCAACATTGTTGACTTACCAGCACCATTTGAGCCTACAATAACGGTTGTTTGGTTAGAGTGTAAATTTACTTCAGTAAACTGATTACCAAATGAAAGAAAATTCTTCCATTTTATATTTTTAAAAATCACCATAATATTAATCCATTTCAGATAATGCTTCTATATAAAGTTCCTTAAATAATTTCTTAATCTGATCACCATCAAAATCAAGTTCAAGATCATCAATATATGATGAAACTATAGTCATAGTATCCTCATTTTTAATGAGTTTTTCATCAAAATCTTCTGACATCTGATATATTGAATTATCAACAATATCAAATTGGAATGGATTAATCTGCTGAATTTTATCGATAAAAAGATCAAATTTATGTTGATCTTCTTTTTCACCAACAATAACTCTAACAATTCTATCCTTTAAAGAATCATAATCAAATTCAATAATATCAATATCTTCATCATAAAAGATTTTATGGAACATCTTATCATTATTTTCAACTTTTGTCAATTCTCTATTTGACAAATCAAATATATGAAACCCTCTAGAGCAATCATAATCCGCCCATGTAAATTGCATTGGAGAACCTAAATATTGAATATTTCCATTTATAGATGGTTCATGGAAATGACCAGAAAATACATATTCATACTTATTAAACAGTTTCTTGTCAATTCCATCATGACAAACACCACCATTTTTATGCATTTCAAAGCCAGAAATTTCAAAATGACCAAGTAAAATATCACCTTTAAAACTATTAATGAAGTTGAATGATTCATCTTCGTTTTCCATATTAATCCATGGAACAAGACCAATACGTTCATCATCAATAATAAGTTCGGTTGGTGAAGTGTGTACTTTTACATTACCATATTCTTTTAATATAAGATTCGGAGAATTAACTCGATTTGTGTTCTTAAAAGAACAATCATGGTTACCAACCAGAATATCAACCTTTATATTTTTTTCTAAAAGAACATCAAATAGCCATTTTTTACATTCATGTGCCGTATTAAAATTAATATATTTTCTTCTATCAAATAAATCACCAAGTATAACTACATCTTTAATTTGCTCTTTTTCCAATGTTGGAATAAACAATTCGGTAAAGAATTTCTTATGTGCTTCAAGAAATACAGTTGAGTCATTACGAACACCTATGTGGCAGTCATTTATAAATGCTAATTTTGTCATAATATAAAAAAACCTAAACGAAATTTTCTAAGGCAAATTCCAATGATGTATTAGTAAATGCTTTATCATCATCATGGATTTGCGCTGAATAAGATTCAAAATCTACACCCATTTTTTCAATATACTTCTTCTTAATATCATGTTGCTTTGCTTCTTTGTTAATTCGTCTAACAAAAGAAAAATAACAAATCTGCGTAAAATAAGAAAATGGATTGGATGATTTGTTGGTATCAAAATTATCAATATATCTTATGCACGTTTCAATAGCATCGCCAATCATTTCATCCCTATACGTATAATTAATAAAATTATACCTATAAGCCAAATTAGTAGCAATGTCAAGTATAATTTTACCTATCTTATCGTTTATTTTTGGTATTGGCAAATTTTTTTGTTCACAATCTTTGATTATTTTTTTTCGTTCCTGCATCAAAAAATAAAAATCTTTATTACTAACATAATTATTATCACCCATAATATAATCCTGAAT